GTAGTCCTTGGGGAGCTTCATGAGTGCCGTGCCGATCACGCCAAGCTGCTCCCTCGTAAGTGTGACAGTGAATTCCTCCACGATCTCCACGTCGTACAAATCGGTGACATCCACCACGTCTTGTGACCCTGCGGACAGCAGCTTGAACAGCTTGCCATCCTGATTCATCGCGAGCGTTGCGACATCGGTCACTGCAGCGGCTTCCGTAGCGTTCCTGAGCGTTGCGGTCCATCTCACGTCGGTTCCTCCTCAGAACGGCGGACTTTCGTCTTTCTCCGGGTACGGATTGGCGTCGCCATACAAAGCGTCTTCCAGATCATCGGTTTCCGTGTTCAGTTTCCAAACCTTGTTCCGTAGTCGTCGGACCTCCTGCTGGTAGTGGTAAATCAGGTCGCCCCTCATTCCGACGTATTCGATACTCATGCCTTTACCCGATCCAGTTCGGCAGCAACCGCAAGGATGCTCCACGGTGTTGGCAGGTCGAAGTAGCTGGCGATGAATGGACGTTCTCGATCGAAGGCGAGCAGCTTGTCGTCGGCCAGATGATCCCGGATATCTTTCAGATCATCGAGGCAATCCCGGACCCCCCACAGGAACGACCGTTCGAAGATTTGGTGCAACGAGTTGTGAGCCTCAAGCCACGCCTCGTGAGCCACCTCGGTCCATGCGGGCGAATTGTCGTCAGCGATCGACTTCGACAGTTTCCGAATCACCCACTGTGTGCCACGGGTGTAGCCATCGCTGGAGACGCTACCCCTGCTTACTGTCCTCGGCATCTTCGTTCTCCCAGTAACGAATCAGCTTGTGCGCTTAAACGTGTGTGAACGGCCCGTATCCCTTCCAGTTCAATGCGAATCCTGCCGAAGCCCTGTCGTCTCGGCCGCCATGAATTCGTCCTTTGCCTGCTGCTGCCATTCGATCTGTTTCCCAACTGCGTTATTAGTATAATGCGATCATATACGGGTGTCAAGCCCGAAACCAAAGAAAATGTCGCAATATGCGACAGATCGGGGAGACATATTAGGCGATATTAGATGTCCCAAACCAAATTTCTAATATTTCTTTCGGCTCTATGACCGGGTTTGCGAGACATATTAGAAGAATTAGATGGATTAGAGGGTTTTAGCGTCCTATATAGGGGACATACGAACGCAAACCAAAACCACCAATATACGTAAGGAACAACCTCATGTGAAGCATATAAGATATATGATGTCTAATAAGTCTATAATACTTATAGACCCGCTCTACGACTGGATTCCAAATATTAGAGAGACCCCCACAAACCACAGACATATTAGAGAAACAGGCATATTAGACTAATTATCCCCAACGGGGCTAGAGCTTGACAGCGCCCTCTTGGGGGGTATCGTCCGCCGGCTTCGCGTAGGCGCTCAACTGGCCGCAGTTCTGGCACAACTGGGCTTCCTTTGGATCGACCACGGTATTCTCTGGAGGCTCCCAAGAGTAACTGTCGAAGCACTCGCGGCAGTCCATCATGATCTCACCGATCGGTTCAAGCTGCGCCATCATATCTGTGTCTCTTCCACTTTCGGCACACGACTGTCGTTGGGAACGTTCTCCTCATCGACCAAATAGAACAGCAGCGTCCCACGACACCGAGCACCACCCTGACAGTTCTGTGGAGGACGGATCGAACTGAATACCTCGCTGTCTACCGCGAGGACCAACCCGTCCAAACGACTGCAGTTTTCACACGTGTTCCCGTCGAGAATCTCCGTGCGCTCAGCCTTGAGCACCCGAGGATTCTGCATGATCGAGTCTCGTCCGGCCCGAATGCTCTTACCCACATGCGGGTCGGTGAAACCGGGCACTGAGACCTTGATGAACTTGTCGTAGCGGCTCATAGCGTCCTTGACGAGACGCGCCGTTACACCGGGGGTCACCACGCCATGCTGAATCTGTTGTTGAAGCTCTGTGTCCGTGAACATCTTTCTCGTGAGTGTGCCAGTCAACGATGCGATCAGACGACGGATCGTCTCAAGCGCGTTCTGACTCAACCAACGAACCACGAGCTGATCGCTCATGGGGGCGTTCAGACCAAGGTTGTCGGAGACGTGACGCTTCGCCCACATTCGGGCGTCGATCCCGATCTCTTCAAAGATCGCAAACAGCGACCGTTCCAACGCACCGTCCACACCACCGCCCAATGACAGGCTGCTTAGACTGGCGAGGTTCTTCTGGTTCAGTAGACGACGAGCCGCTGCCAAGAACGCCTGTGTCGGGTCTTTCAGCGCACGGGATACCCTCGCCACCATCTCGTCATCGAAGCTGTCCCACTGCTGTTTCAGCTCCCGGATGTCACTCGCTTCCTCCTTCAACGTCAGTGTCCGCCAGAACTCGTCGTGTAGGCGGGGATTGTGCACGTTGGCGAGCTCTGAGTGGTTCTCAGGCACGATGATCTCATGACCAATCAGTTTCAGCGTATCCTCGCTAGGCGGCGCGCTCGCCTTTGGCTCGTCTTCAACCTCACCTTCCGGCTCCACATCCTCCGGCTCTATCTCCTCCTCCTCAGTGATCTCCAGCGTCTCCGATTCCTCAGACGGGAACCCAAGACGCTCACGAAGAATCTCACGAATGGCCGGGGTCGGGAGCAGAAGTTGACCGCTCACAAGCTGTGTCAGAATGTCAGAGATCGTGGCCGGATCGAGGACAACCATCTCGGCGGTGAGCTGCGGAACCGGAACGTCGGTACCCCAGTTCAAATCCACTAGCCGACGGAAGGCGATGTTCTCCATCACGTCCACGAAGTACTGCAGGATCGAGTTGAGCGCCATCACGAAGAACTGTCCGTGCGACTTGCTCAACGAATAGCTGCCCGTCTCACCACCACCGCCCAAGGTGAGGAACTGAGCCAGTCCGGTGAGTGCGATCATGCGGTTATGGTGATCAATCGCTTGCTCATAGGCGAAACCGCCGGCACGTATGAAGTCCAGCTCATAATCCATCGGAAGTGCAGCGCCAGCCTCCGCATTCGCACGGATCGCCTTCACCAGATCGATCGCAATTTCCTTCTCTTTCTGGTAGAGGTCACGCGGGATTTTGATCACTGGGAAGCCGATACCCATGCGTTCAGCACCGATGCCCTGCACACGGTACATCATGTCCTTGTACCACCAGTGTTTGTAGGCATCCCGAAGCATCGGACGACCTTCGAAGTTCCCGCCCTCCTTGCGAAACGTGAACAGTAGGAGCCGCTCTTTCGGGATTACCACGTCCACCTTGGTTACACCCGAAGCCACCTGCTGACGCACGTTCAGAAGGTCGCCCTTCTCGTCCGGGTTCCACTCGGTGATGCTGCTCGAATGACGAGGCGCGAACTTCTCCCATTGGAGCAGACCAAGCTCCTTGTTGAACTGGTAAACGATTTCGAACAGGCTGAACCCGTTCGCAATCATCAGGAACGCTTGGCGAGCGAAGTCGTTCCACGGTTGCTCCGGCATGTCCAGCATTGTCGTGCTGATGAACTCAGCGATTGCTATCCCACGTGCCTCATTGTCGGGATCGTTTGGCTCCACGGTGAATGTGGCGGCACTCAGAGGCAGAGTCACAACCGCGATCAGAGCGGCGATCTGAGCATCGGAACGCATCTTCAGATAGGCGGTCTGGCGCTGTGCGGGTGTCTTCAGCTCGGCTAGGTATTCCTCACCGATCACACCGCTGGAGATCGCAAGACCGGTGGAGCCAAGCTCACCAATCGCTTGACGGCCGGGGAGGGCCATAATCGAGACAGTCCCATCAGGATTCTCCGATGAGACGATCACGTCACTGCCGACGGTTTCCTCTACCTTAGACATCGTCTGCAACCTCCGAAGAGAGTCGGTATTTGAGATAACGTTCCGCTGTTCGAAGGTCTCGTTGCACCGTTGTAGACGAGCAGGACAACCGCTTAGCGATTTCCTGAAACGTCATCCCCCCATTACCGTAGCGAAGCTCCAATACCTGACATTCCCGATCACTCAGATCAGTGATGTATTCACGAAGCCAAGCCGGCGTCCGACGACGCGTTGTGCGCTGAGATGTGAAGTCTCGCTCACGACTCCATCGGGCCGCATCGGATCGCGCATCGTCTATCCATATCCGGTACGCCACTGTCAGGAAATAGCCAATGAACTGCTCAACCTGATATCCCGTTCGTACACGCTTTTCTCGAAATGCGAGCCATGTCCGTAGGCAAGTCTCCTGAGCCAAGTCCTCGGCCCTACTAGGATCATGTGTCAGACTGCGACAGTAGGCAAGTAGCTGAGGCTGACTGCCCTCCATCATGGACACGAACATCGCTTCTGGCATCGCGCTCATGGCATGTCTTGGACGGTACCCATGACCGACGGAATGACCGACTCACCACTACGATTCTCTCCCGACAGATGTCCGTAGGCTTCCTTCAATAGAGGCTTGTAGTTCATGTGATACTGGGCCTCCATAGCGAACATGGCCGCATCGGCGTAATCCGGAGAACGACCCAAGCGAGTTTTCATTTTCTTCTTGGGCTCGATCTGAATCTGGCCCTTGGTCGTGAGGGTGTAGCGCGCTTGAGACAGATCGGAACGAAGTAGGTCGTTGTCGGGAAGCTGGAGGAATCCCGTCTCAGGATGCAACGCCTCACGAAGCATCCACCACATCTCGCTACGCTTGTTTGGGAACATCGCTGGATCGCGTGCCTTCTCCGATGCCTTCGTGCCAAAGACCTCTGTGTTCGGCAGGATTCCCTCTTCTTTGGCGTTCCTCACCGCCACATAGCAGCCGGCACCAAGACCGATGGAATCGATGCACACGATAGAGATTTCCAGATCGATGCAAAGACGGATGATTCGGGCCGCGACCTCCATCGGGTCTTTCTTAAAATCGAATCCAACCACCTCGAGATGGTTCCCGATACGAGCGACATAGACCGAATGATCGTCGCCCTCCCAAGCGATGTCACAACCCAAATGCCGAGGCAGGTTCATACCGGGAAGGATGTCTTTGGAAATCGCAAGCTCGACCCATTTGAGCGGAATGGCGGTGTTGTCGGCTTCCTCCGGGAACAGACCGCAGACCTTGCTCTGGTAAAGCGCGCTGTTCAAGCCCCACTGACGTTCCTTCTCTGCAACCCACTCAGGTTGAACAAG